AGATTTGGAGATCGGCAGGCGCATCTTCCACTGACTGTCCCAAGAGACACCAAGTTGTGTCTAATCTTTCCATCAGAATCAGCCAACTTCATCCACGCGGCATTACCTTCAGCCAACATAGCGATTCTCTTTTGCACTAAGAAAAACTCAGCAAGAGATTTGGCTTCGGGGTACGGTAGATCAATAAGGACATTCTCATCGATCTTAGGTTCACCGCTTGGTGTGAAAGACTTTGGTTTCCAGTTGTATTTCGCGGTGAGACATCGAGCAATGTGTTTGCGAGAGTTAGGATTGAAATAGACAACTTTTACTTTGTCTATCGTCTCGCCTTTAACATAGCCTCTCGCTTTATTGTTTACTTTGGGGGTGAACGGAGTGCGGATTTCCCACGGCTCAAAAAGAGTGTCTAGTTGATCTTGTAACTCAAGTCTTCTACCGCAGAGTTTGGCGTATAACTCGCCTGCCTTCTCTTCGTCAAACGTCCAACCATTGTTTCCAATGCGGAAACAGATTTCAGCTAAGTCATGCTCAAGATCAATACTACTTTGTGAGAAGTCTCTGTCTTGCTTGAGTAACTTGAGTAAGTCAAAAGTGACGTTTACATCTTGCTCCATGTAGAGGAGCATATCTTCGTTGAAGGTGTCCCAACCACCATCGTAATCACCTTTGAGATTACCTAATCGTAAGCCCCAAGCCTTGAGTGAGTGTGAACCCCAAAGCCTCCTTAAAAAGCCATCAGGATGAACAGCGCACGTTGCGTCATCGTTCATCAAGTCAGCTTTAATCAATCGAGAGAGAACTAGAGTGTCAGTGATTTTGCCTTTCGGCTTCCATCCTGGATATAGCTTTTGGATAGCAGGGATATCAAAGCCAATGATGTTATGGCCTACGATTTCCTCTGCATTCTCTAGTACTTCTAAAGCCTCTTCGATCTGGTCAGGGCGGTAGCTTTTAAGGGACTGTACACGCCTATCGCTTTGCTTACCGTCTTTAATGGCGATGCAGTGGATTGTCGTGAGTTCAGGAAGTAGACCATTGGTCTCAATATCAAAGATGGCCTGTTTCATACTGCCATCTCTTCTTGAAAATTTACGTTATTGCGTACGTCCTCTTGAACGTCTTGAACGGCACTTCCAAACTCAAAAGTTTTGAAAAATCCTTGGTAAGCAGGGAAAGTCTTATGAAACAGCCTTGCGTAATATGCGGCAGTTGCGTTTGGTATCTTGAATGCATTGGTTTTACTGGTATTGATCTTGGAGTCCCACCTAATCTTTTGGATAATTAAGGCGGCTGAGTAATGCTGTCTGCCTAATTCTATAGAATCAAACGTATAGCGTTTAAACTCAGTCCATACATCAGGGTTTTTTGAATGGAACTTAACAAAGTCTTTTTCAAGACGAGTTTGCTCTGTAGAAGACATAGTGTCTCTCCTTGGTTTAAAGTTATTCGAGATTTATTTATTCAGAATCTGGAGTCGGCCTCGATCAGCCTTCCAGTGGTGCGGTTGTATGCAAGCGTATCGGCTTGTCCGACTTCGCCAGTAAAACGATTTTTTAGTAACACAATCTCTCTAGTGTCATCGCTTGGGTCTTCATCATTGACTTGTAAGCCAATACAAAAGTCTGCGAGTTGAGCCAAAGCATGGCTACCTCTCAACTGAGATAATTGAACTTTTGCTCCATTTTCGTGACCACGCTGTCCCTCTGGTCTTCTGAGGTGACTCACAAGAAATAAACAGATATCTAACTCTTGTACTAGCTTTCTCAGCAGGGTCATTATCTGGTCTATCAGCCTGCGTTCGTCATTGACTTGTCCAGTGAGGCCACTAACCAATATGGAGACATGATCTAAAAATATGTGCTTACATCCCATGCCTTTGACCATGTACTGTATTCTGTTTGTTATCGTGTCAACCGCAGTTGATCCAAAGTGGTCAAAAAGATAAATTGGACGATCACCAAGCAATTTGTCATATGCCTCTACGATTTCAGGTTCTTCAGCCACACCATCGTCAATAGTGATATTTTTTTCCATGTGTAAGCCGACAATACCTTGTAGAGTTCGCTTGTTTGTCTCCTCAAGCATAAGCATTCCAACTGTCTCGCCTGCGGTGTGTAGGTGATAGGCTATCTCACGAATAAAAGTACTTTTTCCAACGCCAGAGCCTGCACATATAGTCACAAGGCCAGTGCGTATACCGCGAGTCATATCATTCAGACGTTGGTATGGATAAGTGACTGTAGATGCTGAGTCGGATTTGCCTATTATGTCTCTAAAATCATCACTGGAAACAATGCCATCTGGCCGCCAATCTTTGGCTCTCCAAATCGAATCTATGATGGCTTTACCTTCACCTTTCTGGAGGCACTCATTTGCATCCTTGTAAGGTAATTTCGCAATCTTAACCTTACCTACAGGGAGTGCTTCAGCGCACTCTACAGCCGCTCTCTGGCCTACCTCGTCTTGGTCAAACATCAATATGACTTCTGAGTATTGAACAAGGTAGTCCCAAGCGGCAATCAATGCCTTTTTACCGCTTGTTGCGCCTTGACCAAGGGAAACTACAGGCCATTTGTTTCCTTGTACTTGAGAGACTGTCATACAGTCAATTTCGCCCTCTGTAATAATGATTTTTCTGTCACCGTTCCATAGGTGCTGTCCAAACAGTGTCATTTTTTTAGCATCACCCAATATTGAGAAGTTCTTATCTGCATCCCGAATCTTTTGAGCAACCACGACACCTTCACTATTTCTATAGTTAGCTATTTGCTGTGGTCTGCCGTTGTAATTATCAGTGACTTGGTAATCGTATTTCCTACAAGTTTCTTCAGTGATTTTACGAACTGGTAACGCGGTGTAGTACCCATCAATTAGCGCAGTTGGTCTTTTTGGTGCAGGCTGATTTTGTACTTCAGTACCTTCCTCTGGATGTTGATAATCCCTACAACCAAAGCAGTAGGTGTGACCATCTGAGTAGACAGCCGCATTGTCTTTTGAGCCGCATACCTCACAGGGTATATGGCTTATTTTGTCGCTTTTTTCATATTCTTCATTCTGTGCAAACTGTTCCATCTGTTTCCCCTTGGGAAGATAAAAAAAGGGGGCAACCTTTCGGTCACCCCCTCTGCTCTCCTTAACTGTGCTATTCACACAGCCACTCTTCTGGGATCGTCTTGTGCGCCCACATAAAGTGGTGCTTATCACACCAAGTTGCATAGGTGCTTTTCGATCCCTTATAGAGTTTGTTGTTGGCGTTGCTAAAGACGAATCTCAAGTCAATACCAGGATGTTGCTCACGGATAAACTGGTGCTTCTTTCTGTCTTCCAAGTCAAAGATGCCTTTGGTTTCGACATAAAAAAAACCACCATCTTTCTTTGGTAGCTTAAAGTCGGGCGTGTACTTGGCCGATCTAGCAGGCACTAGGTATTCTATTTTTTCTGTTTCATACTCTACCTTGTGGCCTGCTCCAGAAATCTGCTTAGAGATAGTGTTCTCTAGTCCAGATCGATATCCATGTTTATAGCCTCGCTCAGAATCGGTCAGCCGTTTCCGCTTGCTGTACCACTGGGGATTCTTGTTTCTCGCCATCATCAAACGCCTCTTCTGGAATTTCTTGGGCTACAAAACCACCGTCTACAGAATCAAAACCTTCTTCATCAGAACCGCCAGATACAGGATTAATGACTTGAACCTTTGAAAGCTGTAGCGAAACTCCTTTTGAACCAGAGACAGAATAAGTCGTGATGAATCCACCAACTTTTAGTGTCGAGCCACCCCATAGATTTGGAATTTGATCACCAACCATAATCTGGCCTTGGCTATCAAAAATCTTGGGTGCATATTTGGATTTAACTTTTAGCACCGTGTTGCCAGTTTCCTCGTCATAGCGAAAAGGCATTCTGAATTTGGCTTTTGATCCAAACTCTTCTACTGCTAAATTGTTGCAGGCATCTACCAGTGCTTCACAGTTCTCGATGGCTAGTTCAGTCTTGAAAACTCCATCTGGATTGAATTGTGTATCTGGCTTGTTGAGGTGAGGATAAACAGCAACACCTTGTGGACTTACAAATTTTACTCGTTGTCCCATTTTGGACTCCTTATTTCGGGTTTAGTTTTTTCTTTAGGGGGTTACGACAGAACGCTCTCAAGACAAGAAGTTAGTCTCAAAAAGTGTTGTCAATTTGGTGCAGAAAGTAGAAAGGTCAGAAAACGCTTCTCTGATTCTCAGAAGGTCACCATTAAAATGGCCTGTGCGGTCATAAGTTTTATTGACTAATGTTCAGTAAGGGGAGTAGGATCAAAAACTGGCCGCTAATGGATTGGCTGAGAGCAGTCCTTGATACCTCGTTGTATCAAATTTGGACACCCTAGCTACCCATTAGCGGCCTTCTTTGTTTATGAGAAACAGTAGTTCGACACCATTACTCTATCTAGCGCAAGATTACCCTTGCTTGG